CCTATGCGGTAAACACTTCGACAGAACCTCACGAATTATATGATTATAAATCATTTCGCCAAAATGTCCAAATCCACGTAGGGCATATCGAAGATAACAAAGCAGTATTGAATTAATTTGTACAAGTACCAAACGCACTTCCACACTTGAAATTACTACATTTTTTCAATGTATTTGGGCAAACATAGCGGGTATCTTGTAATACTCCTTCTTGACCACAACACAACGGGTCACCTACAGATGTTCCAAAATCAGCAACACATTTAATGGATTCGCCTGGGATACATTTCACTTTAACTAAACAGTTACTTAAATCAGTGCCGGAACAATCCTTTCCCGAATTACAACTTGCGTCGCACATCCCATCTAGTTGTTTACTGGATTTATACATTAAAAATGCAAATAATAAAATAGTGAAAATGATTAAAACAATGTGTAAGTTGAGTTTCATTAATAATATAAATTATTTTTTTTGAAGTAGAAACATTATTTTTATCTGCGTTTCTAATATTTTAATTAAAATGTCATTCTGCGATTTAATGACTTGACCCCAATCTACTTGTGCTGGAGGTTCTCGTTGAATTGCTTGAATTGGCATTTGAACTGGTTCGCTTATATCCACTTTTTCTGTAAAGTCGATAGGCGGAGGTGTCTTTTTAAGCATTTCGTCGTATTCTCTTTGTCTCTCTTCAAATGAATTTATTTTACCAATCTCATCTTTAAAATAATCTATAAATTGCGGATTTAATACTGCAATATCTTCTTTTTTATCCGCAAATCTATCAATGACGGATTCAAAGAGGGCCTTGATTTTTTCAGATGAGCTCGCGGTAATATTGACAAACAATCCTTTTTGCGAACATTGGTCCCATAAATAGCTTTTATTTTGAATGGTATTCATTAAGTATACTATTCAAATAACTTTTAAATTATAGTTTGTTAAAATAAACATCTCTTAATTTATTTACATCAGCGTCACTAATTCTCGTTTTCAAAAAATGGTCGGGGTCTTTTGTTTCTAATAGTAATGAAATAATAAAATACAATACATACATTCCACATTCAGATGATCCGTATTGATGTTTTATGTTGAGATTATTGATTTCTCTCAATGGAATGTTTATTTTTTTACATTGATCGATCATTCGCGCGATAAACGCGGTCACCTCGGCTGGTATCGATTTACCCGTTGAATCAAAATAAAAAATGTACTTTTTTTTAAGATCAATAAATATTCCTACCCAATGACTACCTTTCTGATTATGTTTGTCCAGGTTTAACACAATGCCTATTTTATGTTTACCCTTTTTCATTTGTTCACCCAGATTCAAATTACACAACGTTGGCCATACACATTCACCATTGATTACTTTATCAAAATCAATTGGAGACGGACCCAAATATAAAAAGTTGGGATATACCTGCATATATTGCTCCATAGTATCATCGAATTCTTGACTACTTAGCCAATTGTTGTATTTCTTCCATTCTTCGACAGGAGCTTCAGGTACAAAATTTTCCTTTTTCATTTTCTTTACTGTATCCTTTTCAGGAATTAATTTATCTAACCAACACAACTCGTGGCTACACTCTTTGATTTTAATCTTCAGTTCTTCCCATATTTTGTTGGGATCAGTCGTAGTTATTTTTTCATTGTTGTTTTTATTCCACATTTCCTTTAACTTAAAAATCACTGAATCATCGTAACACGTATTATTTTTTCTCGTTTTTTTTGGATGACAATTGAGTAATTTAAATGATTTCATATATTATCATTATATTTTTTCATTATTTCCACGATTGTCCTCCTTGTTTTTGGCTGAATCATTAGATTTTTATCTACTAATTCAGGATCTGGAATCATATATTCTATCTTGGGTTCATTCAATAATGTGTATTTTTCAATTATATCTTGTGCAAAAGTCATAAATGATTCTTTATATATATCATAGTTATCAAACGCAATCGGTGCATCTTTTTCCAACATTTCATTTACGATGGATATAATCTTTTCCTTGTTCTTCATTATAAATTCTCTCTTGATTTGTTTTTTAGTTGGCTTGGACATTATTTCATAATACATATGAAATATAAATTTCTTTAAATACGCAAATTCGTACGAGTAGTATTGTGAAACGTGTGTGGTGCTAAATTGACCGGTGCCATTTTCGAAGTACATTCCGTGGTCGTGTATTTATTAAATTTACCGGCCATTGGAAAATCATAGAGAGAACTATTCAAACCTGGTACATAAGCCGACTGACCTCCTTTTTGTAACGCCATAAATTGGTTTCTTAATTTCATTTCAGTATCTATTTCTTTCATATAAAAGTCTACTGGTGCCCTACTGCCAGGATTAAACACCTGTGTAGAATACGTTTTGTAATCCATTACAGGAACTGATGAATGCGGTCGTTCATCGACAGTTTGAAAAAAGGTATATTTCGTAGACACTGGTCGAACATCAAATAACGGCATTAATTGTTGTGAAGGGATATGTCTCGTGTTGATACGATTATTTAACTCATTGTCATATTCAATATTCATTATATTAATAATATATAATAATTTAAAAATTTAAACCATCATATATTATGTGTGGCATTTTTGCATTGATCGATTCTGAAAATGACCCAACTGATGCTTTTAAAACCGGGTCTAAAAGAGGTCCAGAAATGTCAAAGTTGGTTAAAATAGATAATCATTATTTGGGGTTTCATCGATTGGCGATTAACGGTTTAAATGAGGAATCCAATCAGCCCCTTTACTATAATGATTACGTATTAGTGTGTAATGGAGAGATCTATAATTATACTCAGTTGATTCAAGACCACGGCTTAGTAGTAAAGACACAAAGTGACTGTGAAGTGATACTTGCAATGTATGCAAAATATGGCGTAAAATGTTTGGAATATCTTGACGGAGAGTTTGCCTTTATTTTGTACGACACGTCTAAAAGGGAGTTTTTTATTGCACGTGATCCGTATGGAGTAAGACCTCTTTACATTGCAACGGTGAAAAACAAGTTTTGCTTTGCGTCAGATTTGGAGCCTATGATTCGTTCTATCGTGCCGTGGTCATTTGCTCAATTCAAACCGGGTACTTATATGATGATCAATTCTCTCGTAAGCCATAAAAGTTATACCATTCGAAGTGAGTTAGGTGAAACAGATTATTCAAAAGGGCTATATGATGCGTTTTGTTCTGCAGTCTATAAACGAGTTACTAATTCAGAGAGACCGATTGCGTGCTTATTGTCAGGCGGTCTAGACAGTAGTTTAGTCGCGGCTCTTGCTGCTAGGTACTGTAAAGAAAAGGGGCAGGTACTAGAAACCTACAGCATTGGTCTAAGTGAATCCGAAGATTTGAAATATGCAACAAAGGTGGCAGATCATATCGGCAGTAATCATACAACGATTATATGCAGTGAAGAAGAGTTTTTTAGCGCAATCCCTCACGTGATTAAAGACATTGAATCATATGATACGACTACGGTTCGAGCAAGCGTAGGCAATTGGTTAATTGGCAAATATATTAAAGAACATAGCGAAGCAAAAGTAATATTGAATGGTGATGGCGCGGACGAATTGATGGGCGGTTATATGTATTTCCACGCGTGTCCATCGTCTCTCGAATTCGACAAGGAATGCAAACGACTCTTGGCAAATATTAGTTATTTTGATGTATTGCGAAGTGATAAATCTATATCTAGCCACGGACTCGAAGCAAGGACGCCTTATTTAGATGTCCATTTGGTAAATTATTACTTGAATATTCCAATTGTATTGAGAAACCATACATTGGATAGAAAAATAGAAAAACATTTGATACGAAGTACGATGGATAAGATGGATCCCACATTATTGCCGAGAGAAATATTGTTTCGTAAAAAGGAGGCGTTTAGTGACGGTGTGAGTGGTTTGAACCGGTCGTGGTATCAAATCATTCAAGAAAAATTGGAAGCTGTACCAGAAGGTCCCGAATTGGAGAATATTCATTTCTACAATCCACCTATTACAAAAGAACAAAAGCATTATAGGAAAATATTTGATGGTTATTATCCAGGATGCGATCACCTGATTCCATATTTTTGGATGCCCAAATATGTCAACGCAACGGATGCAAGTGCCAGGACATTACAGTTATATTCCCTTGACATAGTCTAAAATCTTGATCAATAATTCTTCTTGAGATGTATTTTTTTGAAATATAATGGTTTCATTCATTTTTAAGCTGAACAATCGGCCATAGTTTTTACAAACAATCACGATTTCATTCTTACTATTTTGCTTGATCTCAATGATAAACCCGCCTTTCATTAATTTCAAAGTATCCTTCTCTTTTAATTTAAACCATCGAACATAACTGCCATATTTTAATTCATCTATTTCATCAATGTACCTGTAATGCGTTAATAACTTATGGTACATTTTAAGCTCGTCTCTGTCAAATAACATTTTCTGTAAGATGTTATTTTTCATATCTTTTATTTCACTGGAAGAGGTGAGTTTACTATCTTTTAATTCATCGGCAATTTTGTCGAGTTCCTCCATTAATATAGTATTACTTTTTCTCTAAATTTGTATCAATACCCATTAAAATGCACTAATGCCGCCAACATCATTGTATGCAGCAGGTTCGG